CTACCCACGTTTGGTTTTGACCTATCACTTCACCACTATCAAAATTATCTGAACCTCGTATATTACTTGCCATCTTAGTCTCCTACACTACTGACCAGTTAGCACCATCAGGTACTGTAACTGTTATTCCATCGTCAACCGTAATCGGTCCACTACTCATCGCATTCTTACCAGCAGTCAACGTATAGTCTGCTGTTACGTTTTGACCATTCTCATAGAAGATATCATTCTTCAATGGACTTGCAGGTACGAAAATTAAACTATCATTACCTAATACCGCTGTGTTACCAGCATCAGCTGAGACAGCTGTAGGACCCTCGGGACCAATAGGACCATCAGGACCTGGAACTATAGAGTCAGCTCCATCAGCACCTGGGTCACCTTGCGGACCTGGAACTACTGAGTCAGCCCCATCAGGACCTATAGGACCTTGAGGACCATCAATACCTTGAGGACCTACTCCGCCATCAGTACCATCAGTACCATCAGGTCCTGGGATACCCTGAGCACCATCAGTACCATCAGTACCATTAGTACCTCTTAGGTCTGTGGAGCTAAAACCAAGTCCATCATTAGATTGGAATGTTACTATCCCCGTTAGAGCATCATACTCACCATTAGGGTTCTTTATCCAACCAAGCCCATCAGTACCTGCTATACCTGGAGCTCCATTAGTACCATCAGTACCATCAGTACCTGGGTCACCTTGTGGACCTGGAACTACTGAGTCAGCACCAGTTGCACCTATATCTCCTGTTACTATACCGAAATCAAATACAGCAACTGCTGTAGTACCACTATTGTTTACAGTAGGTGTACCACCTGCCGCTACTTTAGTTACTACACCAACAGCTATTGTAGCTGCACTCCCCGTTGAACCTGTAGGACCATCAGGACCTGGAACTATAGAGTCAGCTCCATCAGCACCTGGGTCACCTTGTGGACCTGGAACTACTGAGTCAGCCCCATCAGGACCTATAGGACCTATAGGTCCTGGAACAGTAGAGTCAGCACCATCAGGACCTGTAGGACCTGGAACAGTTGAGTCAGCTCCATCAGTACCATCAGTACCTGCTGGACCTTTAATAGCTCCTATACTTACCCAATGACTAGGTGTAAGTAAGTTATCTGCTATAAGAACATCATCAACAGCAACAGCTAAACCATCGCTATCAACACCTGCTACACTAGCTGTATAGGCATCTCCTAGAGAAGTAGCTGTAAGTGTTACTATTACTGCGGGGTCTTCATAACCATGAAAAATTAGACCTGTACCTGCGTCTCCTTTAGCCCCTTGAGGACCATCAGGACCCTCAGGACCTGGAACAGTTGAGTCAGCTCCAGTTGCACCTGTAGGACCATCAAGACCTATTTCACCTTGTGGACCTGGAACAGTAGAGTCAGCACCATCAGGACCTGTAGGACCATCAGGACCTATTTCACCTTGTGGACCTGGTACAGTAGAGTCAGCTCCATCAGGACCTATAGGCCCTTGTATACCTTGAGCACCTACATCACCTCTAGGGATTGTAAAATCAAAAATAGCTGCTGAAGTAGTACCACTATTAGCTACATTAGCTGCAGAACCTGGGGTACCAGTAATAGTAGAACCTACTGTAGCAGTAGCCGCAACACCGATAGGACCGATAGGACCATCAGGACCCTCAGGACCGATAGGACCATCAAGACCGATAGGACCGATAGGACCTGGAACTGTAGAGTCAGCTCCTGTAATACCTTGTGGACCTTGGCTACCAATAGCACCTGTATCCCCTTTAGGGATAATAAAGTCAAATATAGCATCATTAACAGTACCACTATTAGTTACATCAGCATCAGTCCCCTCAGCACCCGTAGTTGTTGTACCTACATTCAATGTAGCCGCAGTACCTTGTGGACCTGTATCACCTATTGGACCTTTTATTGGACCCATATTAGTCCATACACTAGCCTCATTAGCCACAATCATATCATCTATAGCAACTGGACTAGTATCAGGCATTTGACCTGCTGTTGTAGTCTGCCACATGTGACCTGGAGTTGGAGGAGCTAATAGAATATTATCTAAAGTATCCTCACCTTGGAATGTGAATACACCTAGTACCTTTTCATCTACATACACTTTAGTAGCGGGATGATAGGATTGAGTAGGGACGTAAGGGGTAGTATTAGTTTTCTCTAGTATGTTCTGTATAAGAGCAAATGGAACTAAAGAACTATTAATCATTACCTGAGCTGTATCTCTGTTAGTAGCCTCTGTACCTAGTGTAGCATCTGCAACTAAGAAAGGCTGAAGTGTATCTCCACCTATTTTAGCAAATGGGGCGTTCTCTAGTTCAGTCTTCTGTACTGCACTAGATGGGTCAGTACTTTGGCTAACTAAGAACTCTTTAGTTCTATCACCATTCTTCATAGCGTACTTAAGGTCACCATCAGCTGTAGGTAGTCTAACGTCTAAAGCGTCTTTAATTGATTGGGCAGTAGAGTAAGGTAGAGAGTCAGCATTGACTTTCTTACCTCCACGAGTTTGGGCACTTACACCAAAACCCGTTTCAAGGTCTTCAGCTAGTATCTGCTCTTTGTTTATTTGGGTAGCCATACTACAGTCCTGCTTGAGTCACAAATAGTTCATCTAAAGCGTCTTTCACGCTACGTGTAGAGTCATAGGGCATATGAGAAGCATTAACTAAAGATATAGTTACATTCTCTCCCTCTCTAATCTGTGCTATTGAACCGAAACCGAAGATAACATCTTCTGCACCTAATACTTGTCTAGTAAATACTAGAGTCTCTTGTTCTTCCGTTGCCATTATATTCTCCTAAAGTTAGTAACAAATTTATCACTAGAAGCACTAGAGAAGTCCTTAGCACTAAGGTCTTTGATTGTGTCTAATTTGTCATTATATTTCTGTAGCTCTACCTCGCCACGTTGGATGTTATTAGCATCATTATCATCTTGTAGTGCTGTACCTACTACATAACGCATTAATATGTCTTCCCATATAGTAGGCATAACTAAAAATGCCTCTGCAAATTGAAGTTTAGCGGGTGCGGCTATATAGTAAACATGGAACGTATCTTCTAGTACAGCTATATTAGTAACTATACCATATCTTCCACTAACTATATGACCTTTAACCGCTGATACACCACCATACTTCTCTGTAGTGAATGTATAATCAGCACTAGTTACTACCCCATACTCTCCATTAGGGAACTCAGCTGTAGACTCATCTAATGAGCTACCTGCTATCTCTCCATAACTATCACTAGGTTCTGTTATATCTGCTGTAATACTTATACCAGTTACGACACCAAACAATGGGTCTACTGATACATCAGGAGAACTAGTTGATGTAACTACACCGAAAGGGTTAGCCACATACAATGAGTCTTCAATAAGGTCTCCCTTAGCAAAGATTATCTCTCTAGACATCTCGTCTATAGCAGGTAATATCTCTAGCTTATTCATCTGTAGATTACTCTTGTAAGCTATATAATCTGCTCTAAGGTCTACTCTAGGTATATCTTTATCACTTCTATGATGTAAAGGTAACTTTATACCTTTATGTTCAACACGTTTGATAGACACACAGTCATTAGGTAATGTAAACCTAGTCTGTTCTGTACCGAAAGAGATTAAAGCCTCTCTTCTTAGGTAGCCTGACTCGACACAGATATCTACTTGACCTTGACTAACAATAGATAGTAGTCTGTTGTCTGACCATCTTTGTTTCTTTTCGTCCCCAAGTCTCTCACGAGCCTGAGTCATTATGTCAAGGGCAGTCACCTAGTCTTCTTTTTTAGCTTTTTTCTTAGGCTTCATAGCTTGTTTAGCTTCTTTTGAGTTCTTAGCCTCTACTGTAGTTTTTGTTGTGGGGTTATGGTACTTAGCCATTGTGTTTCCTTTTTAGCTATTACGTATTTAGCTAGTTGTGGGATTGTTTAGAGGGCTGGTGAGATAACGCTATCTCTCCCTCTAGTGGAGGTACATATGCTGTTAGGCTGGAATATAGAGCTCCAAAGAGACTACCGAAGTAGCCTCTAGGAACTATAACGCACCAAGTGCAGGATAGTATGTTGCGAAGTTCGCTACGAAGTCAGCTTGAAACTCTCCAATGGAGGTATAAGCAACTGTAACGGGTACTGCGGCATGGATGTAAGCTAGAGTAACGATACCGTTACCTACAGCTCCACCACCATGACCGAGACCTTTTAGAGCTGGGAACAATTTGTTCGCTAGGTGTGTAGACTCTTCAAGATACTTATCTGTACCTGTCATGCCATTACCTAGTCCACCATGGATAGCCGCATCTAAAGCTACCATAACTGTTCCACCATTATTTATAGTTACTGTGTCGTTTAACTCAGTAGCTAATGATGTTATTAGTATAGAGAGAGACATAATGTCCTCCTCTATCTAGATTGTGTATGGTCGTTAGCGTGTGGAAATGAGCTATATCTACCGTTCTTTTCTAAGTACGGGATAGTCTCAGTAACTACTCTAGCTAGACCCGTTAGGATATCGCCAGTTCCACCATCAACAGTGATACGAATAGCATCTGTCTCGATGAATAGTTCATCTTCCAAAGTTGCTACAGTAAGACCTAATACAGTAGCATCTACTCCTGAGAATAGTTGAGCACCCGCAATAGTGTTAACTGAAATAGTAGCTCCAGCAGGGAACGCCTCTTCAATTACTAAATAAGTCTTCTGTGTAATAGAGTTATTTGGAATTACATATGCAATATGTAGGTCACCAAATTGATTATATACTGGAGACTTCTGAGTACGTCCGCCTCCTACATTAGACACAGCAGGAAGAGAAACTGTAATAGCCTCTCCCTCACGCTTGTCTTGGTTTAGATATCTCGAAGTGATATTTACATCAGCCATCTAATTCTCCTTACGCTACTGTTTTGTAGAATGTATCAAATACAACTACACCGTAATCATGACCAGATACTTTAGCATCTACATAATCAACGTTCTCTGTATTCAGTACAGTTTTCTGTACGTTCATCCATACCTCTAAAGCACTCTCAGACTTAATGTCGAAATCTTGAGAAGACTTGAACTTGTAATCAGGTTGTTTACCGAAACCAATTTGAAATGCACCACGACCTAGAACCATACCACGACTAGCTATAGTAGTCCCTGGAGCTCCAAAACCTGGCTGTCCCTCGAATAGTCCAGCTGAATCAACGTGACGTAAACCACTAATCTCTACAGAAGACTTACCGATGTTCTCACTAGCTGTACCGAAAGCATTTTGTGCCTCGATGATAATGAAAGCACCTAGTCTACCAATAACACCCTTAAGTAATATATTACCCTCTCCACGAATATCAGCGTTTGCACCGATAGCTATGAACTGGTTGTCTTTACGAATGTCACGAGATTGACGGCTGTCTAAAATCATTAACCAAACTTTACGTCCATCAGATAACTTGTATGGCTCTAAAGGTCTACGAGTTCCACCTACAGTGTAACCTCTACCCGACTTAATGATATCTTCCATATCCATACAGAAGTCATAACCGAATGTATCAGTAGTAGTTAAAGCACCAATACCACCTGTTAAGTTACCTGAACCGTCTCCGTATAGAATACCAGGAGCTACGATATGTGTCGGACCTTCTCCATGTAATAGACCTTGTCCTGCATCGAAAACCATTTGGTCTTTAGCACGAATAAATAGGTCACTAAGTTTAGTTCTAGAGTCACCATGTTCAGCTAGTGATAAGTCACCAACATTCTTAGCATCAAACTTGTCGCCATTATCAACTGACCAACGAAGTCTACGTACTCTTAATGAGTCACTAAATAGTTTCTTCTGCTCTGAGTTACCCCATGCTTGTTCTTTGTCAACGTGAGCTACACCAACTAGATTACCATCCATTTGGAAATGTACTTCATGACCCTCTTTAACTGCAAAATCATTCTTCTGATAGATTACAGCGTCCTCTGACATTCCTGTCAGTCCATCCCAAAATGAAGTACTACGAGCTTGTACTAGCCCCTTAAGTATCCATCCCTTTCTAACTAGCTCACTTGAGTAAGCTACAATACCTGTTCCACTGGCTTGAACACCCATTGAAATCTCCTTGTTATTAGAGGGTCATGTTAGTATAATCTAACTGTCCCTCTTCTTTACTAGTCTGGTGGGCTACCGTACTACCATTAGCCTGATTTAAATCAGTAGTAGTAGCAGGGTTGCCTTGAGACACTACCTTACCTTTATCTAGGTACTTTGATACTTCATCAACGTAAGCCTCGAAAGTTAATTCGCCATTAGCTAGTTTGTCGTTTATTCTCTTAGGTACGTCATTATCTAAAGACTCCGCAGTAATAGGTGCTAAAGGTTGACCGTTTTTATCTGTCATACCCTCTCTACTAGCATTGTAATCTGTTAGGTAATTAACACGTCTTTCAAGTTCAAACTCTCCACCCGCTTTCTGACGAGCCTCCTGAGTTACTGTATTAAGAGCCTCTGACACAGCTATAGATGATTGCTGTTCTAGCTTGTTCATCTCTTTACGCCATGCTTGTGGGTCTATATACATAAGGTCATCAAGCTCCTGCTGTCTCTCGGGAGTCAGTTCCAATGGCTGTTTAGTAGTCTCTGCTAGCTTCTCACGAAGTGCAACTACTTCCGCCTCTGTCTCCTTTAACGACTGCTGGCTCTTAGTGAACCCACTCTGGTTATCTCGATAGCTCTTTGTTGCCGCTACAGCTGCCTTTAACACTGGGTCCATATCTGTTGGATACACATACTTCCCGTTATCGTCTACTGTAACTTGCTTAACAGCGTCATTTATTAGCGTCTGAGTGTCTACTGCTGTTGAGGTCTCTGGAAGAGTTGTCTCAGGTGCTTTAGCCATCTCGTAGCCCATCATGTCTTCTGTTGGAGCCGTATTATCATCCTGATTAGATTGGTTAGCCATAGTCTAATGTCCTTGAATTTAGATTAAGTAGTGTTTAGTGACACTTACTATGCTCTATTATATCTAATGCCACCTTAAGCCTAGTTTAGATATAATGAGTGCATACCAAAAATTACCCTTTTGGGCTTACATTATATATAGGGATTTTAAATGGACATTGAACACATGACAAACGCAGATAAAAAGGTGGCTGTTAAAGCTGAGATTGTAGCAGGTGCTAATGCTCGTAAATTAGCAACTAAATACGACATACACTATAGCACTGTAATTACCTATAGAAACGAATTACGTGAGGGTGGCAAAAAGGAAGAGGTTTTAGAGATAGCCCAAACTAAAGAGGTGGTACTAGCTGTTGTAGCTGATAACATCAAGAAACAAACTCAGGAGACTCTAACACCTAAGAAAGCCGCACAGTTTAACGGCATGGTAGACGAGATAGTCGAGGGTATCTCTAGCTTCCAACTATTAGAGACAGACCTACACACAACTATGTCTAGTCTATTGAGATATGCTAATAACAGAATTAGTGATGATATGGACTTCAAAGAGTGGGAGAAAATAGCCTACCGCATCGGAGAACTACACAAAGCTATATACGCAACGGGTGGTGTAGCTGTGAATGTACAACAAAACAATAACACAGGTAGCTCATTCACTAACGGCATGGTAAACTAATCATGTGGACGCTACGAATATCTGAGGAGCAGTTCGACACGATATATGCTGGTATAGACATAGACAAGGAGCGATTTCGTATACCTATTGAGGGTATCGGAGGCATAGAACACTTCAAGTTCATGTCAGCTAGTAAGCTATGGAGACTAAACAACTGGTATACTATTATCGACAAGGATGGTAACAAGATACCGTTCAAGATGAACCTAGCCCAACACAAGGCTTTCGCTAGACAGTTACGACACCCTAGGTCGATTATCTTGAAGAGTCGTCAGAGAGGTATCTCTACGTTTTTCCTAATAGACTACTTTGACGATGCAATAACTATACCTAATATCACAGTAGGTATGCAGTCATACGGGCTAGAAGAGTCGACTGCACTGCTTGAAAAGCTTACAGTTGCTTGGGATAGTCTTAATGACTCGATTAAGAATCAGATATTAGACGTTAGACTAATTAAAAACAACACTAAAGCTATGTCGTTTTCTAATGGTTCTCAAGTTAAGGTAGCTACATCATTTCGTGGTAATACACTGCATAGACTACACGTATCTGAGTTAGGTAAAATTGCCAATAAAGACCCTAAGAAAGCTAAAGAGCTTAAAACAGGTACATTACAAGCTATTAAAGCGGGTAATCCAGTGGCTATTGAGTCTACGGCAGAGGGTCAACACAATGCATTCCATACGTGGTGGTATATAGCTGTCGATTTAGTCGGGTTGCGTAGTTTAAAAGACTTTGACCCTGTATTCCTGTCATGGGTAGACGATGATGACTGTCAGCTATATGTGGAACAAATCGAGACAGACGAGGACACTGCCGAGTTGTTGAAAATAGAGCAGGAGTGGGCTGAGTATGCCGATATAGAGGGCTTTAAATTGAGCGACCATCAAAGATGGTGGTTCGTTGCATCACGTAGAGAGCTAGGTGACGAGTTCTACCAAGAGTACCCACATACACCCGAAGCAGCGTTTGCAGCTATCAAGGATGGGTCTTATTACGCTAAACTATGGCGTGAAGAGGGTCATGTATATTGTAAAGAAAGTAAGACACGTCAGGCTGATGGGTCTTATGTTACTGTTGTAGCTATTACAGGCGGTCGTAAGAGACTACATGACCCTATGTTGCCAGTGCACATGGCATGGGACCTCGGAGTCAATGACGTTATGGTTATAATATTCTTTCAAGTGTTTAGACGTGAGCTAAGGATAATAGACGAGTA